GTGGAATTGATGGGAGGCGCTGAATAATGGGACTGCACGATTCCATTGAGCGCTTCGCTCAGGAAATGGGCTGGGTCGTCAAGTATGCTGACGATGGTACGCCCAATTTCTTTTATCCCATCTACAAGTGCAAAAGCTCTGACCTCGACGCGAGCCTTCCGGAGCATACGCACCCGGCGTTCATCGTCAACGGTCAGGAAATCGACCGCCGCCTGATTGCCGTCTTCAAAGGCAGCAGCCATAACGAAGCCTGCCATTCCATCCCCAACATGCCGCCGCTGGTCAACACGGGCGCCGATCAGTTGCTTGCAAAGATTAAAGCCTGCGGTACTGGCTTCGGCCCGAAAACCTGTGCAGACAGCGGCCTGATTCTGCTGCTCGCCAAGAAGAACGGCTGGGTTCCGAAGGGTAACAACGCTTATGGCGTTGATTACCGCGATGGCACCTCTTTCGAACTGAATAAGAGCGTCGCCGTTGGCGACAAGCGTGTTTTTCGCAGCTGGGAGTATACCGCCCTCGTAGCTCATACGACCAGCGCGGAGCATCTTCCTTCGGAGGATGTTGGCTACTGGAAGAAGGGCAAGCATGTCGGCGGTACGCCTGTTGCCTCTCAGTACAGTGCGGACAATAGCTATCGCGGCTACAATACGCTGACGGGTTCCGGCCCCGCATCTTGGCGGCTTGATGGAACGATCAGCGGCATTGACGATGTGAATGGCAACTGCTTCGATCAGGATTACGGTTACAGAATCTATGATGGCGAATTGCAGGTGCTTGAAAACAACAACGCCGCCGACCCCTCCGCTGACTTGTCTGCCAGCAGCGCCGCTTGGAAGGCAATCCTGCCGAACTCTGCGAACAACGGCCATACCCTCGTGGCTCCCGGCACGTCCGGTACGCTGCACTGGACGTGGGCAAACAGCAAAATCACGCTGGATACCGTGGCGCCGACGTTCGACAGTGAGTATCGCGGAACGTCCTTCAAAGACCTCGCAGTCAATTCCGCGAACATCCCGTATGTGCCCGCGCTCCTGTATGAACTCGGTCTGTTCCCGACGCCTGGCGATACGACGCAGAGCTACTGCTACATGCAGTTTGCTCAGGGCGAGCGGTTTCCCCGGCGCGGCGGCAATTACAGCAACACGTCGAACGCTGGGCTGGGCTATGTGTCCTCGCTCAGCCCGCGCTCGTACGCGGGCGTGGCCCTTGGCGTGCGCGGCGGCTTCCTTGAAACCTGAAAACTGAATCTGAAACCTGAAGGGCGGCGCAGGAGCGTCGCCCTCGTCTCCCGTTGAGAGGATGATGATATGAGCGAAAAGAAAACCGAAAGCCGTCAGGCAATGGCAATGAAAGCAACCGTGCAGCAGAAGTTTGGTGACGCCTGCGAATATGGCGAGAACCAGATCAACCAGTGGCCGCGCCAGTACCGTTTTACGCGGGGAACGCGTATGCTGGAACTGATGGACGAGATTGCAGTGCTGCTGGAAATGGCACAGCGGAAGTACCGCATCAAAACCAGCTTGCACGAAGCTGATGCACGGCTCGCCTCGCTTTTCCGTCTGCTGCGTAGAAGCAACTGCGCCAAGTACAAGGTGACGCGGTGCGTGAGCGGAAAGCCCGCGAAAGATGAAAACGGCGCTCAGATCACCGATATGAAGCGGCTCGTCGATGACCATACCTACGGCGTGGGTCTGGTCTGCTGATCGAAACGGGCAAGATGCTTGACGCATGGATTCAAAAGGTCGAAGCCGTACCGTATAAGAACGACGGCAGAGAGTGCGACTGAGCGCTTTCTGCCTTAGTCTTGGGAATACGCCAAAATACGCGCCTCTGTTTCTGCTTTCTGCTTTCTGCGGTTTCCCCGGCGCGGCGGCAATTGTCGCTCCCCGTGCGGGGAGCGTGGATTGAAATGGGCTGCCTCCCGGCAGAAGCGCCGATGAATGCCCACGCTCCGAGCGGTTGTACGATGTGGGTCTGCCGATTGGTAACCTTACGTCGCAGGAGACGGCGAACGCTTATCTTGACTGCTTGGACAAATACTGCAAGCACAGGTTGGGAATAAAATACTATATTCGCTATGTGGATGACGTAGACCTGATTATCAAGGCTGAAGATGTCGAAGCTGTCAAAGACGCGATTGAAGACTTTCTCTGGACAGCGCTGAAATTGATCCTCAACAACAAAACGTGCGTGTGCCGCATAGATCAGCCGGTGGAATTTGTCGGATGTATCATCACGCCGCACGGCATCCGTCTGAGGAAACGGACGGTACGGCACGCGAAGCGGGCTATGAAACACATCGAAGAGATGTACGCCATCGGCGCGATTGATCTGGATTCCGCGCTCGACACAATCCGGAGTTATATCGGAATGTCACAGCACAAGAAGGGAGCAAGCCTATGAGAGCATCGCAGAATCGCGGCAACTCTCCGAGAGATCACCCCGCGAGAAAATTTTATGCCATTGAACCATGCGCAGATGGCACGGTAGACGTGTACCTCATACCTTCGGCGCAGACCTATCATACGGACGTCGGCGTTGATGAGTATGACATAGATTTGCGCGTGGTTCGGGGCGTAGTACCATATCAAGGACTTGAAGACGATATTCGCTGCCGGTATGAGGCATGGTGCGACAGTGCGGAGGTGATTGACGTATGAAGGAGCTTTGCATCGCTGTGTTCCTCTTCATCGTTTTCAGCATCATCTCTGTTGCCGCAATCGCTTGGACGCATCACCCGGAAGGCATCTTCAAGGCTATACGCTCGCGGAAAGGAGAGAAGAAACGAGAACATGAAAAAGATTGCTGACATCAGCAAATGGCAGGGCAATGTTGTTTGGGCGAAAGCCGCAGCGGAGCTTGAATTTGTAATTCTTCGAGCCTCTTGCGGCATCAGCATGGACGTCAAGTACCTGCGCAACGTGGAAGGCTGCGTTCAGAATGGTATCCCATTCGGTGCGTACCATTACGTCAAAGCCGGGACGGCAGAGGAAGCCCGGAGAGAAGCGAGCTACTTCGTGTTCTGCACGGAAAAGGCGGCAAAGCAGCCGTCTTTTTTCATTGCCGACATCGAGTATGAAGCTCAGACACAGATGACCACGGAAGCAGTTTGTGTCGCGTTCCTCGACGAGCTGCGCAAGCTCGGCTGCAAAAAGATCGGGCTGTACATCAACACTCGCTATAAGTGGGCTGGCGCCGCCATTGGCATGTGCGACATCGTGTGGATTCCGCACTGGGGTCTGAACGATGGGAACATTCCGGCTGACAAGTATAAGCCGAGCTGCCCGCATGAGCTTTGGCAGTACACCAGTTGCGGAAGCCTCGCTGGCGTGAACGGCAGCGTTGACTTGAGCTTGCTTTCAGGCGGCAAGCCGCTTGATTTATTTACTGGTGTCGAAACCATTCCAGCCCCGGACGAAACAGAGGGAAGTGAAAAGAAAATGTTTACTAATATCCGGCTCGCGGAGTTCGCCCTGAAGGTGTTCGACGCAAAGTGGGTCTACTGGTACGGAACCTACGGCAACAAGTGCACGCAGAGCAAGTACGAGAGCAAGGCGAAACAGTACCCTGCGCATTATACCGCCAGCCGTAAGAACGGCTACATGAAGGACATCGCAAACGGCTGCACCTGTGCAGATTGCGTCGGACTGATTAAGGCGTTCTTCTGGAAAAATGGCGACCTCAACGCCACCCCGAAGTACGGCGCCAATGGCTGCCCGGACAAGGGCGCGAACAGTATGTTTGCGCTGTGCAAGGAATCCGGGCCGATTTCCTCCATTCCGGATATTCCCGGCATTGTCGTCTGGAAATCCGGCCACATCGGCGTATACGTTGGCAATGGCTACACCGTGGAGATGCGCGGCTTCGCCTACGATTGCGTAAAGCGCAAGGTAAGCGAAGGCCCTTGGACGCATTGGGGCAAGCTCCCTGCGTCTATGCTGACCTATGCCGCAGATGGAACCGTCTCCCAGCCTGAATCCACCAAGAAGAAGCTCGGCGACCGCCTTCCTCTCTCCAAGGGTGCTAAGGGCGACGATGTGAAGGAATTGCAGAACGCGCTGCTGGCGTTGGACCAAACTCTGCCGAAGTACGGCGCAGATGGCGATTTCGGTTCTGAAACGCAGAAAGCCGTCGCCGCTTTCCAAGCCGCCAAAGGTCTGAACCAGACCGGTGCGCTCGACGAAGCGACCTATAAGGCGCTGACCGATGCGCTGAATGCACCGAAGGAGCCGGATGGCAATGTCCCGGATGACACGGGCAATGACCCCGTTCGTTCCTTCGTTCTGATCGTCAGCGGCGACGAGGCCACGCTCCGCAAGCTCTTTGAGCAGTATGGTGGTACGCTCGCCGAAGTCGATTCCGTAACCGTGGGCTAAAAATAGCCCGGACGGGCATTCCGCCCGTTTCTGCGGGCGAAATGTGGAGGATTTGAACGATGGCCGAGAATACGCACGATGCCATGCTTGAAAAGCAGGCGCACATGGAAGAACAGATCAGCAACATCAGCAGGCGACTGGATGAGCAGGAGAAGCTCACTGAAAGCGTTCACAAGCTCGCCCTCTCGCTGGAACGTCTGACAATGGCGCAAAAAAACACCGAGACAAAGGTCGATTCTCTGGCGGACGACGTGGAAGAGCTGAAGACCAAGCCCTCGAAGAAGTGGGACAGCGCCACAACCGTGGTAATTACGGCGATCATCACCGCCGTGCTTACATTCATCTTTACTCAGATTGGCCTGAAATAAGGCCGGAAAGCTAGGAAAATCATGAAAAGGATTCTCTGCTTCCTGTTTACCCTTCTGCTGCTGTTCGCAATGGCTCTGCCGTTTGCGGCGCTGGCCGAAGAAACGACTGTCGTGACGGTCCCTGACGTAAACGCCGGGGAGCCGTTCACTTGGTCGTACCTCGCCACGATTGCGGGCGCGGCTGCGTTTACGCTGCTGTTCGTACAGCTCTTCAAGGTTCCGCTTGATAAAGTATGGAAGATTCCCACGCGGGCCTTCGCCTACATCGTGTCGCTTGCCGTAATGATTGCAGCGACTGCGTTCACAACCGGTCTTACGGTACAGTCAGCTCTTCTGGCCGCTGTGAACGCGCTCGTTTCGGCACTGATGGCATACGGTAGCTATGAAGTCACTTTTGCGAAGCTGAACAAGTAAATACTGATACGCAAAGCCGCTTCCCTTCGGGGAGGCGGTTTTTTGCGTTTCTTCTCAAAATAACTCAAATTTTTAAGCTGCACCTATTGACTATTATAAGATAATGCAGTATAATATAATTGTAGGAAAGAACAAAACCACCACCAATCAAGGAGGACGCGAGCTATGATGCACAGTGAATTTTGCGAGATCAGCGGACAGCAGGTCAGCTACAAGGTCTATGCTGAAAAGTTTGAGCCGATGTACTTGGCGCTCGACGTGGACAAGCGGGAGTTCATTGAGTTCATGATGCCGGTCATCAAGGCGGTTGCCAAGCAGGAGAAGATGGACCGTGAAGCTGAAGAGCGTAAGCAGCAGAAGCTGGTGTTTGTCTCCGATGGCAGCAAGACCCCGAATGGCTGCTACTACTACGGAAGGTTCTACAAGCTGACCGGCTGTGACATCCGTACTGGAAAGGCCCTTGTCCGCGAACTGACTGAAGAAGAGTACAACGAAGAAGTTTGCCCGCACTACTCTGGCTACTGCAAGGGCTCCTACGACATTATTGCTGACAGAGTGAAGGTTGTGGCGTAAAAAGACGAGATGAACCGGGGCGGCTGGGTCGCCCCGGCAACAGAAAGGAGATCAGCGTGTACCGAATTTACATTGACAGCTATTTCAAGGCGGCGCACATCGTGAAAGACAGAAAAGATGCGGAGATGTTTCTCCCGAAGACCCGTGGCTGCATCGTCAAGGACTTTTGCGGGAAACGGCTGATGGAGACGTACCTTGTAAGCTGGATGGGCGGTCATTTCAAATGGGACGCCTGCAAGTGCGAATCTGACCGTTGAAGAGAATCCCGGTCACGTTGTGACCTTTAAGATTGAAGAACGATAAGGAGGAATGACAATATGACAAGGGAGCAGTTGCTTTCCCTGATCGGCAAGGGCAAGCAGAAGTACAAGGACATGCAGATTGAAGTAAGCACGTCCGTGTGGAGCGCCTTCAACAACGCGAAGACGGTACACGTCACGCTCTACCCGGTCAACCGCTTCAGCACGCCCGCTCGGTTCGGAGGTGGCTTCATCGACGATGTGACGGAGCAAGATTGCGCGGAGCTGGATGCAGCACTCGAAAAAGCAGTTGGGCAAATGCGCGATGCGGAGCGTCGAGCGGCTTCGGAACCCCTGCGTCTGACGCCCAGCGGAAACGATATGCTCGTCGGCGGCGACAAGAGGCTCTACGCCTACGAGCGGTACGGAAGCCTGCATTTCACCGTTTATGTACTGAGCCGCAGTGGAGAGCGCGATTACGCTGTTTCCCGCCCGATTGTCCTGAATGGCAAGCTGTACAAGGGTGTGTATTCTTTCTGGCTTGGGAAGACGGTGTATCTGTTCGATAATCCTGATGGGCTTCAAATGGACTAAGGAGGAACGATAATGAATCGCTACGAGGAACTCAAGAATCGGTTTCAGCAGGAAATCAACGCATTCCCCATGAAGTGGGCGTTCAGCAAGGAACAGTTCGACAGGTCGATGCAGGAGAGAAGGCGTTTATCGAACTGTTCAGCCGGAGAGAAAAAGCGGTGGAAGCAGCTATTGCAGAAGACGTGGACGGTTCCGGTTTCGTATGCGACATGTTCCGGTACGAACTGGCGAATCACGAGTACATCATCACTTACAGTTTGGAGGAAACGCTCGACGCGCTCGGCTATTCCGAAGAAGAGGTTGCGGCAGACCCCAAGCTGGCGAATGGTCTTGCGCTCGCACGGAAGCGGTACATGCAGGAAGCTGAAGAGAAAGGGTGGGACTGAGCATGATGAAAGCGCAGCATGTGATTTGGAGCAACTACGATCTGGACTACGAGCGTGACTGGAAGGGCCTTCTGGAAGAAGAGTATCCGGACATGACGGAAGAAGAACGTGAGCTGCTCATGTACGAGATGAACAACAGCTACCTCGATGACGAGCGCTGCAATCTGAATATCCAGCTCGACTGCCCGATCATTGTCATCGCCGATTTGGGATTGTGGCATGGTCGCGCATCTGGCTACCGGGAGATTGAGAGCGGGAACGTCCGCGATTGCCTGTATAGCGGACGCAGCATCGAATACAGCACTTGGTTCGTGGACGATCTCGGCGACCTGCGCTGCACGGCAATCCACCACGACGGCAGGAATCACCTGCCGTACCGCGTCTACAAGGAAAACGCCACCGACGCTCAGATTGAAAGGCTGAAGGAAAAGCTCTATGCCGGCACGGCGACGCGGGCAGATATTACCCGTGTCACGCGGCGGCTTGGCGACGAAATTGCCAGCGTTTATGGCTGGAAAATCGGGAAAGGAAGTGCGGCATAATGAAAGTTGAACTCAACGTTCCTGTGTATTTGAATACGAACAACGAGCGCGTAATTCGTATTCGTCAGAGCTTGATTGATGGCCCGATCACGGTGCGTGTACTTGGTGCTCCGCGTGATGTATTCGGCTCGCGCCCGCTGGAAACGATGTACGAAATCAGCCCCGACGACATGGTGACGATGCTGAATTGGTATCGCTATCAGAAGGAAAACGGCAATGAAGAGTTGTCGTTCTGAACGAAGGGAGGCCAAACATGCGATTGAGTGACGTCGAGCATACGTTTGAATGGGCTGGTATCCTTTTCCGCGAGCTTACGCTGTGCTGCTTGCCGGATGAGCAATTCACGCAGGACATGGATAGCCTCATGGCTGCTGCCCAACGAGTGCTGACTATCGTACAGAAAACAACGGGGCTGCCGCGCAACAAGAGCATCGAAATTACGCTTGAGGTCATGCAGAACAAAGATAAGGCGAAAGCGTTCATACGAGAAAATGTCCAAACGTTCGCGTCTTGACAGTTATGCGAAGTACGAGTATAATATAATTGGTCATAGGAGGGAGGTAAGCAATGCCAAGAATTATGCTTGTATATCCGGACGGCCAGACGACATACGGGCAGTTTGATACCGACGAACAAGGCCCGCATTTCATCCTCGGAAAGGTGCGCTACACCATCGACGACATCGCCAAGAGCGGTGCGATTGCGGCGGTCAATAGTCCTGAAATGCTGCGCACGTTTCAAGAGCTGGGGATGCCTGCACGTCCGACGGCGAGGCAGAGTACGATCACCATCAGCGTCGCCGCCGATACCCGCGAAAGGCTGAAGAGTGCTTCCAAAGCGACAGGCCGTTCCGTCTCGAACATCCTTGAAGAGATTGCAATTGATTGGCTCGAAAAGAATAATATGTGACCCAGTACCCCGCCGAGCACCGGCTGGGTATTTTTTTGCGCTCTTTTTCAAAAATAACTCAAATTTTTAAGCTGTACCTATTGACTATTATAAGATAATACAGTATAATATAATTGTAAGAAAGAACAAAACCACCACCAATCAAGGAGGACGCGAGCTATGAAAGCGCAGGTCGGCATGAAGGTCAGAGCTTACGAAGGAAGCTGCATCGGTATCATAATCCAAAGCACCGAATGCCAGGGTGAGATCATTAAGGTGAACAAAAAGAGCATCCGAGTGCGGCTCACCGAGAGCACCTCCAAGCGCGGCAAGAAGATTACGAACCACCGCGAGAACATGCGCACCGAAGTTACCTACCGTTTCGTAAAAACCCTGAGCGACGGGCGTGACTGGTACAGGAGCGAAGCGAACCTCTACGGCGGCATCAATATTTGACAAGTTATGAAAGCCATGAAGGCATAAAGGAGGAACCAGAAGTGAAAGAAACCTACACCATTCCAGAGAGCGAGCGTGAAAACGTTCTGAAGATTCTCGCCCGCTATCAGAAGAAGGCAATGGCCTATGGAACCAGTCTGACCGTAGACGCTGGCGAACCCTACGCCACCAAGCGGAACGTCTACGAAGAGCGCATCGACTATGCCACGGGAACCTTTAGCCGCAGCAAGGTCGGCGAGCAGATGATAGAAGTCTTCGACTTGAGCATTGAGGGCGAGATCATCCGGAACGGCAACTACTCGGTCGTTGCGAAGATTGAGCACTTGGATGGCGGCAATATCGTCGCTGCTTTCTCGGATGAAGCGAATCCGGCATGGACGAAGCTGAAGCCTCATTGCGACCACTGCAACGGGAACCACGGTCAGCGAATCACGTTCATTGTGCGTGGCGAGGATGGAACCGAAAAGCAGGTCGGTCGTACCTGCTTGAAGGACTACTGCGCCATCGACCCTCAGGGCGTCGGTATTGCGAAGCAGTTGTCTGATCTGATTCTTGGCCTTGACGTTGAGCGCTACGACTTCGACGTCCGGCCCGTCCCGACGGCCTATGAAACAGCGAGAATCCTCGCGCTCGCCATCAAGGTCAGGAAAGAACAGGGGTATCGCAGCAGCGGTGAATCCCGCAGCAACAAGGACGTAATGCTGGGCCGAGCCAAGGAAACCCTCACCGAGAAAGAGCTGGCCGAAGGCGCCGCGCTTGCCACAGAGATCGACGCCGTTGATGATGGCGTAGCAATGAAGAACCTGCTGAATAACACGCAAGCGCTTGTTCGCGGTGGCTACTGCAAGAAAAGCCATTTCGGGTATCTCGCCTATGCGCCCGTTGCTTATGAGCGATACGTTGAGTGGAAGCGCAAGAACGACGAACGGGAAGCGTCGAAAAACAGGGAGCGCACTTCTTCGGACTATATCGGCGAAGTCGGCGAGCGCGTGACCGTGGACGTGGCTGAAATGAACCTTCTGACTTCGTGGGAGAACGACTACGGCTACACCTTCCTCTACAAGATCGTTGATGTGCTCGGCAACGTCCTGATCTGGTATTCGTCGAAGTGCGTTGACCCGATGAAACGCCTGAAAGCGTCAATCAAGAGCCATTCTGAGCGTGATGGAGTAAAGCAGACTATCGTCACCCGCTGCACTGCGGTGGCATGAAAGCCTGCAAAGAAAAAGTCAAGCCCCA